ATTTTTATAATGCACGTAGTAATAGTGAATTTGAACAATTAGATAAAATGATGAAACGTATGATATTGGATAAACAAGGTAAACCTGTATTAGCAGATAATGAAGATTTACCGATCGATATCGCCGCTGCAGCGATAAACAAGATAGGAGAAATATTGGGAAAATCACTGAGCAAGACATCAACCTAAAAAGTTGGCATACAAGTCGTATGATAACAATAGGCCGTATGGCAGAAAAATATCATATGTTGCCTCATGAAATAGAGCAAAAAGCAACAACATACGATTTAATGATAATGGATGTGCTTGCTACATTTGACAATTATCAACAACAAAAATCAACTGGTAAACTTATGGATGCCAGTGTATATGGATTAAAAGAAGAAGAAATGTTAGAAATGGTAAAAAGAGCAAAACAATGAGTAATTGTGTAAACAGATTAAACAAAGTATTGCAAACACTTGATGTGAATAAGGTAAGTGATGTTGCCTATAAAGCATTTGTAAAAAATACACCTGTACGAAGTGGTAATGCTAGACGTAAAACTAAAAAATCTGGACACAATATTGATGCTGCATATCCATATGCTCAACGTTTAGAAGAAGGCTATAGTAAACAAGCACCTAATGGTATGACTGAACCTACATTAGAAGAGGTACGTCAATATGTTTACAATAAACTTGGAGTCAAAATCTAATGGCAACAATAGACCAATATAAAATTAAAATTGATGTAGATGGCGAAGCCAAAGTAAAAAGCCTTACTAAATCACTTGATGGATTAGGAAGTACAATTGCAGGTATAGGATTTACTGCGTTCATTGCAAATGCATTAAAAATGGCTGATGCCATGAATGATATTGCTGATGCTACAGGATTAACTGCTGGTTATGTTAAAGGTCTTGGAAATGCAATTCAACAAGCCGGCGGTGAAATGAATGATGTCGGCATGATTGTCAACAAATTCTATCAAAACATTGATGATTTAGCAAATGGTAGTGACAAGGCAATCAATGCATTTGCCAAATTAAACATAGAACAAAAAGATTTATTAAAAACAAGTCGTCAAGATATATTAGGATTGACATTAAAACGTCTTGGTGAAATGGGTCCAGGCGCCGAACGCACAGCATTAGGTATAGAATTATTTGGAAAAGCATTTGGCAAAATAGATCCAAAAAAGTTAGAAGAAATATTAAAAACACAAGATTTTGCAAAATTAGATATTGAAGTACGTAAAGCAGCAGATGCATATCAAGCAATGGAAGATAATATTCTTACATTGCAACAAGCAGTATTAGCAACATTCTCGCCATTAATTGGTGATATGGATAACATGCGTTTATCCGCAGAACAAGCAGAAAAAATAATTAAAATTTTAGGAATAACATTGGGAGTTGTTTTTGCTGCCAAAACAATTTCTTTAATTTATGAAACTGCAACAGCAATACGTGCATTAGCAGCGGCAGCAGCATTGGCTGGAAGAAACCCATTAATTAAAGCATTGGCTTTAGGTAGTTTAGCAATTGGTGGTTTGGTTGCAGGAAAAAATTTATTAGAAGATGAGGCTGCAACAGCACCGGGTGCCGCTCAAAAACCCAGTGGTCCTGCAGCAGCAAATGCAGCAGCAAGTACAATTGAAGCCAGCCAAAAAGAAAAAGCAGCAAAAGCAGCCGCATTACAAACGGCTCAAATGCGCCAACAATTAGATATTGCAAACAAATATCGTACCATTTTAGTTCAAAATGCAGGATTACAAAATGAATATACTGATGCCTTAAAACAAGATAATGCAGTTATTGAACAATTGCAAAATGATGTGTTGAATTATCAAACTAAAATTGCCGAAGAACAAAGTAAAGGTAAAGATGCAAATGAAGGTTTAATCAAACAATATATTGAACAATTAAAATTAAAACAGCAACAAGCAGCACAAAGTTTAATTTTAAATTCTGTTGAACGCGAAAGATTAAAAATACAAAAAGAGTACCTCGATGGTATACAAAAAGAAGCAACTATAGAAACATTCAATGCTGATGTGAGATTACAAAGAGCAAAAGCATTATTAATGTTACAAGAGGCTAATGGTGAAATAACAGAACGCCAAGCACAAATTGGTATGAAACTTGCTGAATCAGATACCAAATATTTAAAAGAAAAAATTACATTAGTTGAAAAATTAGAACAAGCACGACTAAAGGGTGATACTGCTGAAATTAATCGTATTCTTGATTTAATTAAGTTAAACAAATTACGTCATGAAAATGAAATAAAAGATATTGCTGATACTGAAGCAGCAGAAACATTACGCCAACAAAATAGTATGAAAGGTATAAGTGATGCTATGGAACAAATAGCCAAATCATTTACACCATATAAGCAAGCACAAGATATGATTGCCGCAACTTGGGGTAAATTAAGTAGTGCGGTTGATACATTTGTTGAAACTGGCAAATTTAAATTTAAAGATTTTGCTGCAAGTGTAATACAAGATATTGCTAAAATTATAATTAAAGCACAATTATTAAAAGCAATTCAGGGAACATTAGGTTTCTTTGGTATATCATTACCAGGATTCGCTGAAGGTGGTAATGTTAAGGGAAATAAACCAATTTTAGTTGGTGAAAAGGGTCCAGAATTATTTGTACCACCAAGCAGTGGTAAGATTATACCTAACAATCAATTAGGTAAAGGTATGGGTACTGGCGCAGTTAATGCGCCAGTCACTAATAATTACAATACATATAACATCAACGCACTAGATTCTAAATCTGTTGCACAAGTATTTGCTGAGAATCGCAAAGCGATATTTGGTGCAAACAAGATGGCAGAGCGTGAGATGAGTTACGCAGGAGCAAGATGATGCCAGCAGGATTACAAGATATTGTCAACAGGGCTAGTGCAATGACGATAGATCGTAGAAAAGTAGTTGGTGTGCAAATCACAAGAAATGAGATACCACGCACTAGTTTGACACCAACACGTCAGCCATGGCGTTTTACATTAACCATGCCAAATAGTTTACGCTATTATAATAGCCGTGATATTTTAGAAGCATTAGATACTATAGATCGTTATACACCGCAAACAATTTCATTCAGTAATAATAGTTGTTTGAGTTGGATATTTAGATATCAAGGTGCTATGACTGCAGGACAGATCAGTGCCTTGACTGTAACAAGTTTTATAGGTAATCAATTGATATTATCAGGATTACCAACAGTAGGTGCAGGCGTAATATTGTTTGAACCAAACGACCTCATACAGATAGGTAGCCATACATATCCATTCACAAGCACGACACAAATCTTGCGTGGCTCGGGTGGCACGGTAACAGTCACTACAAATAGACCAAATATCATAACAGGTAGTGTTGTAGGTGATGGTTTGACAGTAGGTAATGGTTGCACATTCAATATGTTTTGTCCAAACATGCCTACATATAAATTGATACCTGGTGGTTATGTTGCAGATGGCGCAAGTACATTGAATAATGCATTGATAGAATTTAGTGATGATTTTGAATTATATGAATGGGTAGGCACAGCATGACGCAAAATATTCCTGCAGTTGCCAATGGTGCGACACAAATCAATAATGCTGAATTTGTCAAGATAACCATATACAATGAATATCCATATACTAATGCAAATGCATTAGCAAATACTAGCACTTATATTATTAAAACCAGTGGTAATACTAATTGGACTAGTGTAGGTGCAAGCAGCAACGCAGTGGGAACATATTTTACAGCAAATACAGCAAATGGTAATGCTACTGGTAATGGTACAGCGGCCAATGTATCTGTATTGACTTTCAGCAGCAGTTATAAAGCAGAAACGATAAGTGGAAATATATATGATCCACTAGGTGGTCTATTAGCAGTTGGTAGCCAAACAAGGAATCTGCGTGCCACTAGTGGTGAGACTACCCTAGCATTGAGCGGCATAGATGGAAACAATATCTATAATGTATTAGCCACTAATATAAGAGGTAGCGAAGTAGAGATATTGCGTGGATTTTATAATAACAACATGATATTATCGAATACTTACCCAAGATTTCGTGGCATAATCACAAGTTATGGTATCAGCGAAGAACGCGAAGGTACAGAAGATAATTTCACAGTTAGTGTAGGTGCAAGCAGTTACAAGACAGTGTTAGAAAATCGAATTGCAGGTCGCAAGACTAACAAAGAAAGTTGGCGTTATTTTGATAGCAATGATAGCAGCATGGATCAAGTCTATGCGATATCAGGTGTAACTTTTGACTTTGGACAGACACCAAAAGCAGGAACAGTGGTACCTGGAGGTGGCGGCTTTCCAAGTCCAGGCGGTGGTGGTGGTGGAAGACCAGGATTTGATCCAGGAGATGTATACCAACCATGATTATTAGACCAGCAGATAGATTTGATTTACCATATTTCATAGATTTAATACATCGTATTAATGACATGGACGAACTTGGTGATGTAGTGCAAGGTATATTAGATGATGAACATCTAAATCAATTGTTTGCTACAGTATTAGCGGGTGCAGGATTATGTTATATCGCAGAAAGCGATACAAGAATAGGTATGATATTAGGTATAGTCAGTCCTAATATGTGGGCACCAAAATACTTATTCATGCATCAAGTATTATATTTTGTAGAAGAAGAATATAGAAATACTAGGGCAGGCTATATGTTATTTAAAAAATTTGATCAAGAATGTCAAAAATTGGTCGAACAAAAGCGCATACACCATGTAACATTAAGCGCACCCAAGACATTGATAGATATGAACTTTGAACGATTTGATTATGAACTCAGTGAAAAAACATGGATCAAAAAAGGTATGAGACATGAGTAAGGTCGTCAAAAAAATTGTTACTGCTGTTGCTGTTGTAGCCGCTGTAGTATTTTCGGGTGGCACAGCATTACTAGCCACGATTGGTAAAGCACTTGTCACAGCAGCAGTCAGTATTGGTGTTAGTCGCCTCATAGCAAAACGCGCAAATACAGCAGCAGATGCAGGTGGAGATGGTGGCGCACGAATACAATTACCTCCTGCTACAGTCAATAAATTACCTGTGATTTATGGTACTGCTTTCGTAGGTGGTGCAATTACAGATGCTATGTTAAGCACAGATCAAAAAACAATGTGGTATGTAGTCGCATTAGCAGAAGTTAGTGATGATCAAGGCGGTGGCGGTGGTTCATACACATTTGATACCAGCAAGATTTATTATGATGGTAAATTAGTTCAGTTTGGTACTAATGGTGCAGTGACAGGTCTTTATACAAACAATGCATCACCAAGTGATCCTAATGCACAATTAGATACACGCTGTAATGGATTCTTGTTTGTTTATTTGTTTAATAATGGTAGCAGTTCAGGTGTCAATACAGGCGGACAAACAGCAGCACAAATATTAAGCACCACAAATGGTGTTCCAGCAAGCAAAGCCTGGACAGCAGGTCAACAAACTATGACTAATTGCGCATTCGCAATAGTAAAAGTCATATACAATAGCGATGCAGGTACTACTGGTGTAGGTCAATTGATGGTAAACATTTCTAATTCTATCACTAAACCTGGCGATGCTATACTTGATTACATGCTTAATACACGATATGGTTGCGCATTACCATTAGAAAGCATAGACACAAGTAGCCTGACAGCATTGAATACATATAGCGATCAATTGATAACATATAATACAATGAGTGGTAGCCCGCCTACAGCACAACAAGCAAGATATCGCATCAATGGTCCATTAGATACAGGTCAGAGTTGCTTGAACAATCTACAATTTTTAGTAGATAGTGCAGATAGTTGGCTACAATATAGCGAATTAACTGGTAAATGGAAGGTAGTCATCAATCAAAAATATGCTGGATATCCAGATCCAAGCGGATTATTTGCTGTCAATAGCAGCAATTTAATTGGTGGTATAGAGGTTAGCCCAATTGATTTAAATGAAACATATAATCAAATAGAAGTCGCTTATCCAAACACTAATATCAAGGATCAGACTGATTATTATATCATAGATTTATTTGAGGATGATCCGCAATTATTAAGTCCTAACGAAGCCATCAATAGATTAAATGTCACATTACCATTAGTCAATAATGCTGTGCAAGCACGTTATCTAGCAGCAAGACGCATATATCAAAGCCGTGAAGATTTGGTAATCGCATTTAGATTAGATTTTAGTGGTATACAGGTAGAAGCAGGCGATATAATTCGTGTAACACATGAAGTATATGGTTGGACTGATAAACTTTTCCGTGTCAATAATGTAGCAGAGACTAAAGATGAAGGTGGCAATCTATATGCTGATATACAGGCGTTTGAATATAGCGATCAGATATATGATGATATAGTCACAGATTATATACCAGCATTTAATACTGGTCTACTGGATCCAAATGTCATAAGCGCACCAGGTACACCTACTATAGCAACATTTACAGATGCTAATGCATTAGTAACTGGATTCGAAGTAAGCAGTATTAGTCCAGCAAATGGTATAGTTTTATATATGGATTTTAATTATGGTTTTAGCAGCAACGTGCAAAATCATAGACTTTATAGAACTATACAACCAGCAGCAGGACAACCTTTTAATGCCAATTCACTAGTGACTATACCTGTCAATGATCTAGCAGCAGGGAATTATTATTGGTCTACCACTGCTAGAAATAATACTGCAGGTAAACGCAGTAACGGTAGCAATTTGTTTTCATG